TCATTGTCATTATTGCTATATGTGTGCTGATATATTCATATAGCAAATATCATCGTTTTTTTGCCGCGGATTGGATTATTCTCATTCTGCTCCTCATTCTTTTTATTATTTTTCTCAAAAACAGGAGGTAGGGCTGATGAAACTAAAAGAAATACGTAATAAAAATAATTTCTCCATTCGAGAATTATCTGAACTTAGTAATGTTCCCAGAAGAACCATTGAGGACATAGAGCGTAAAGGCGAATGTAAGGTTTCTACTGCAATTAAATTAGCTGATGTTCTTAAGGTAACCCTTGATGAATTATGCCGTTAACTATTTTTAGAGGGACACTTTGTGCCCCTCTGTCTCTTTGAAAAATCTGTTTCCTTTCATTCGGCAGCCATCCTCTGTATATGTCCTTTTTGTTCTCGAAAACATTTCATTCATCTGATGAGCTACCTGATTCCATGTCAATCCTTCAATATAACGCATTCGGAACATGATGCGAATCTCACTCCTCTTGATAGATTCTATATATTCTTCTGCTTGATTAGTGATTTCGAGAAGTTCCTCTTCTTTCATTTTTAGTCGCTCTCTCCTGCTTATCAGTAGTCTTTTTACTTTCGTGTACTCCGGAATTGGAAAGCCTTCCACTTTAAAATGCTGCGTGCCCCCTGCACCTCCGGAAACTACATCTCTCGTTCTTTCTTTTTCCTCCATCTTCGCTATTTTCTCTTCTGTTGCCTTTATGAGTTTCTTCAATTCCTTTATCTCCACTTGCATGTCACAATACTCAATCAGGACTGACTTTTCCAACCAAATTGCCCCCTTTCCTGTCATCTGTGAATTTCACCTGTTTCTAAATCTCTTAACTTGATTCTGCCAAACACTTCAAATCCTCGTTTATTTGCAACCGCTCTCGCTTTCCAGTATCCCTGCTTTAATTAGATCATATATAATGTCTAAGTAGTCTCGCTTATCCCGGTATCTACAATTTGCCTCTTTATGTATCCGCGGATCTGCTTCGTCCCACTTAAAAATATCAAAGCATACGTCACTTACAAATAGCATTACACAGCCATGCGCTACGCAAAGATAATAGCATTCTTCGTACTGTTTGCCTTTACATCGCTTAAAACCGTATTTTTCAAATTCTGCTGCCGCTACTGTCGGTTTTAGCATTCTCCTCTCTCCTTACATTACTTCTCCTGATAGTCCTCAAATCTTTCCAGGTCCATTTCTTCCCGTTCCGGATTAAATATTATATGTAAAAATGTTTCACAATCCGGGCAGGTGCCACTTCCAACATTAGCCCCCATCTCCATGAAAACACTCTTGCGAATCCACATTGCCTTGCCGCACGTTGGGCATATTCCTTTATATCTCTTTGCTTTTTCCATTTTCTCACCTCACTTTCTCAGTATGTAAATTACAAATCCTGTATAAATTATCGCTACTATGATTACTATTGCTTCTGTTATGCTCATTTCTTACCCTGTTCCCCCTTAATAATTTCGTAGATAATGTCATCACGGTAATTACCATTCATATCTCTAATAGAGTCTTTTAGAATATGCTTGTTTCCTCCGTGTTTTTTGCAGAATTTATCGTAATGCTTTTCAACAGGATTTCCACCAACCATGCGCCACTCAATTTTACGGAGCTTTTTTGTTAGCTCCTCCATCTTGTTAAAAAGTTCTTCTCCGACAACCGGATTTCCTCTATCGAAAGATAAAAGTCCAAAATTATACGCCTTGGAGCAATAATAATCAATGTGATAAGACAAATAGCCTATCAATCTGTTATTACTAACAATAGCGAAATCAAATTTTCCTTCCTCTGGGTTTGCTGATATATCCGGACACCATTGCTCTAAGCATCCAGTTAAATACATCATATCTTCAGTAAAATAGATTCTTTGAAATTCTGTTATTATTTGTTCTTTGAATAATATTGCAGGTACTAGCATTTGACTCTCCTCTTTATTTCTTTTCTGTCCATTTTTGTTCCTCCTAAATATGCTCATGTGGTTCGACTGGTTCCCAGTGTTTTTCAGCTTCCTGCTCAACCAATCGGTTATACCGCTCCACAAATTCGTCCTCGCTTATTTCACCCTGCATAAATTTTTCTGATATGCTCATGTAGGTGTCTGGTTTTGTTGTGTCATCATCTTTGCAAGATACCATTTCTTCATCTCTTTCTCTTTTTCTATCTGCATTTCAGTAAGTTCTATTTCATTATCCACCGCCTTGACTGCATTTACAACATGCCTCTGTTCTTCCTCCTTTTCGTGCCAGTCAAGTACGAAATGTTTTAATGTTTCAAATTGTAAATTAATTGTTGTCCGGTATTTTCGCAAAAACTCAGGGAACTTATTGCAGATAGCAATGTGCAAGTAATCCGCGCAAATTCCTTCGTTTGGTTCAAACACTGCGTACCTTGTATCTAGTGTATTGTCATTTTTTAATTGGCCTACATACTCATCCACAGCACTTAATTTTACATAGCAACTCCCTGCCGTATATATTTTTCCAGCCACCGCACGTTCTACTTTGCATATCTCAAAAATATTGACTTTTTTACATTGCATTTTCATAATCCTCTAATGTCATTTGCCTGAAAGTATTTCTTGTATTCTGCGGATTCAGTAATTTTCTATGTTCTTTTATAACGTTCATATCCCTTTTGCTACTTACCAGTTCCCCCAGCATTTTGTACAGTTCTTTTCTAGTTTTCCTCTCTTCATTTTCAATTTTTTGCAGTTCTTTAAGAAGCGTTTCCATGTCTGGTAGGGGCTCTGGTTCAAACGTATCTACATATCTTGGAATATTTAGATTGTAATCATTATATTTTATTTCCTGATAAGAGGCTACGTAAGCATATTTTTCTACATCTTTACGTGCAAAAAAAGCATCGGTGACATCTCTTATCTGCTCCTGCGACATGTCGTTTTGTGCTGATTTCTTTTCAAGTCGTCTTGATGCGTCAATGAAAAGAATATCTGGAGAATTTTTTTCTAAAATTAGTAAAAATACCGGGATTGCTGTATTTAAAAATAACTTATCCGGTAATCCAATTACAGCACTAATCCAGTGCTCTTTAACAAGCCATTCTCTAATTTTTCCTTCTGCCGCTCCTCGAAAAAGGACACCATGCGGAAGTATCGCAATCAGCCGTCCATCATCTTTTAAATGTTGTACACCGCGCAGTATAAATCCGTAATCGGCTTTGCTTTTCGGAATTTTATGTCCCATGATTGGCATCTCGTCCGCTTCTGGGAATTTCATAGAGTATGGTGGATTCATAATTATATTATCAAAGCATCCCACTTCTTCCGGTTCTACTTGTTTTGGGATACTTATATCATTATTTTTTTCTAAATGATATGTTTCCATTATATTTTCCCGTAAACAATCCGCCCGGCTAATACTTCCTTCCAGTCCATCAATACAGGCATCTAGTAAGGCAAACGGAATTGTACGCTCACTAAATTCCTGTTCGCATATTTTTACGCCATACTCTTTTGCGACTGCCTTGCTTAATGCTCCCGTTCCGGAGCACATATCCAGTACATTGCCCGGCTTCATCATTTTTGCGACCATGGTGCAGATGCAATCCGGTGTAAAATCCTGTTTTAAGGTTTTTCTGTCTCCCTGCTCTTGCTGGAATATATCCCGGATGTCATCGTGCGTACTTTTTTTTACTAGCCTTATGATACTTTCTGCATTATCAGACAGTAATGCATCCATAATTGCATCTGGAAGCTTATATGATTCGGATACATGAAATATATTAAGTAAAGTTCTCTTCGAGTCCATAAAACCACTCCTTTCTTGCACGTTCCAATTTATCTATTCCCCCTTATTCTTCCGCACGCTTTCGTCCACTCCTTCACAAATCTCTTTTCCGCCAAGTCGCTTGGGAAAAACTTTGTTTTTTTTGTTTTTGTTTCCTCTGTTTCTTAACTCCCTTTCTACGGCTTCAATTTTCCCCCTCGATTTGGGTGTTTTGCGCAGTTCGGTCATTGCTTCCCTTAGTTCCTGCTTTGTGCATTCTACTAAAATGCAGCTCGGTCAAGGCTTGGCACTTCGTATAGTTTTTTCGCTATTTTGTTTTGTATTTTATTAAATTCTTCATCTTTCAGTCCGTATGGCATTTTTACTCCTCTTCCTGATTTGTACTCTGCTTACAAAGCTTTTCTACTCTCTTTAAATATCTAAGTTGCTGCTGTATATATTGGTCGTTGTCTTCCCCTCCAGCCGCTCGCCAATCTGCAATCCTCTTATCTACATCCTGGAGAACAGACGCCGGTATAAACTCAAAATCTATGTCTTCTATGCTAAGCTTTTTCATCATTTAACCTCTTTCTACTCTTGCTGTTTAAGTGTCCACTCACACGGTAAGACCACATCCTGACCATTCTTTGTAAAAAACGCAACCTTCGCAATTTTGATGAGATTCACAATATTTTCTAAGTATTTCCTCAGACTTTCGTGCTTCTTCATCCGCAGACTTTCGTGCTTCTTTATCGGAAGTATCCATTAACTCTTGCTCCCTATAAGCTTGTAATTCTTTTAACGCTGTGGCGATTTCGGCAAGTTCAAGACCTGTGAACCCTCCGTTTTCTTTAAGCTGTTTTAATTCCGTAGGAGTACCGATATCTTCATATTCGGCAAGTTTTTTTAGTACAGTTCTCACGTCCTCTGTTGTCATTTCTGCTGAAGTTGTATCTTCATATTTTCCTTTTGTATAAACAACTGTTTTAGTTAATACCTTTGTTAATCTCTCCATCTATTCTCATTCCTTTCTATTTCTCACTTTACAAATAAACTGGTTATTATTTCTTGTGCATAATGTTTTTTTGTCAAGTATCTCTTATTTTTCATGTTATTTTGTAAATTTCCGCTTATATATGCTCATGCAACTCCGGTGGTCCAAACGACTGAGGTTCCAACTCCATCAAAGCATTATATCTCTCAACATGCTCATCCGGTGTGATTTCATCGTTCATAAGCTCCTGCTCCAGTTTGCCATATTCGATATCTATCCTCTCTTTAAATTCCTGGCGGCTTATTTGTCCTTTGATAAGCATTTGTTCTAATATTTTGTATTCGTGACTCATAATTTACTTTTTCCTCTTATTCACCTGTTTCGTATGCTCCGCCACTCTCTTACAGCCAGCTTTCTATCTCTGGTAAGCTTTACCCTGCCGACATGGCTGCTGCATTCCCTCGCACCT